AACTCGTTATTGATATCTGCTGTTGGAGTCCAGGCTACAGAGATAATCTTTTTGGTTGGATCTAGGCCTATTGCAAAATTTACTGCTGGAGTATCATCATCTATATAAGGAAGCACTGGTAGTTTGTACTGAGGCGACCAGTGAGAAGTTCTGTTTCTATCCTCTGAAACAATTCTGTATCTAACAATGTATGACTCAGTGTCTCCGCTATATGCTGGAAGTTTTGACTTAGGGACAATTACTCTTTTTATTTTTTCTGTTGCCATTACAAAACACCAATATTAAACCTAAACTCAACAAAGTTTGTGCTGTTAGCAGATTTGATAATTGGTCTTGCTTGTACATTCTTTATAACAGAATATCCGACTAGCCCATAAAGAACATTTAGTGAGTCAGTATTTTCAATTCTCAAAGCGTCTAGTGCTACATAAAAATCAGATGATGGGTTATCATTTTGATCAAGAACACACACGCTAAATTTTACTGTATTGACCGCACTCCAAGAGAAAGACCCAGACTTTGTAAGTTCTTCAAGTTTCTTGTTAATTACAAAGTATCTATTTGTAGTGAAGTCATTAGATGCGTGACCTGCTGCATGTGTTATATCTACTTCAAACCTAGCATACTGACCAGTATTGTGAGCGTCTTCAGAGTCAAACTCTAGAAGAACCATAACTCTTTTTGGATTTACTGTAGAATTTCCATCTTTGTTTATTACTGAAAATGCTAATCTTAGTTCATCTGTTGGTGACTGCTTATTTAGATCTATGCTTCCACCATTTAAGTGTATGTGTTCAGAGTTATATGTTGTGCCTGATAGAGTCCACTGCGGAACAATAGATAACTTTCCAAGTTGGCTTGCCTGAATTTTTGAAGAATTACCAGACATAAGAATAATATTATTTAAAAATCTACATCTTTCATTTCTGTCAAGTCTTGTGTCATCAGTAAATATTCTGTTATCTGCGTTTGTTTGAAAAACCTTTTCTGTTTCATTTATGGCATTATCCTCATCTGTTCCATCTAGTGGATCGTAAACAATCTTAATGGATGTTGCCTCTGTTTGTTTGTGGTATTCCCAGTTCTCGCTTTGAGTAAAAGAAAACAACACTCTACTGTCTAAAGACCCTGCAGAAGAGTTAGATCCTGCTGAGTATACTCCTACCTCTGTTATTTCATATCTTTCGTCTGATGGCAGTTCTGCTGTTAATACAATTTTGTCATTTCCATCTTCATTTACAAATCCCCTGGAAATAATAGGAACTCTAAGCATCTCAAAGTCTAAAGATTTCTTATCTGAATAGTCTCCAAAGTCATCTACCGTATCTAGTGGCTTTGCTCCGCAGCCTACTGCAATATAAGAAGCGTATGCGGGAGCCTGGCCAATAAGATATTTGGCTATGATAGACTTTCCTTTTTCTGTAATCATTATATTGTCCCCTCATATATTGTACCACTAAGTCTGTCCCCAGAAATTAAAATTTGAATATCAATCTGTTCATCTGGCTCAAGATTTACGACCTCGATAACAAGATCTCCGTTAGCATTAAGGTATACGGTCTTACCTCCTGGGCCAGTCCCAACTGCTGGCAAAGACTTTTCAATCTTTATAGGGAAATTTTTAAATATAGTAACAGATGTATCTTGCAGGTTAAGAATATTTTGTGGGTTGTACTGCAAGTAAAGACTGCTTATGTTTTTAATTGGTTGGTATGAAATTGTTTGACCAGATATTAAATCATTTCTGGACAAAGTGATAAGTTCATGTCCACCAATATCTTCAAAGATTAAGTCTGTCATCAATTCAACAGGGATTACTTCGTCTTTAAAAATAAATAGATCTGGTGTAGCGACCTTAACTGCTGGGTATGCTGCAGATGTGCTGTTATTGGAAGGTTGTGGAGATGTTGCTTCTGTTGACATTAGACCACCTCACTCAAGTATAGCGTCATATCTGGGCCCTTTTCTGATTTTGAATACTGAATACTGTAAACAATAAATCTATCGTTGCCACCCTTATTGATTCCATTTTCAAAATAATCAACCTTTACGATATCTCCAAGTTGTACTGTTGGCAATGCAAAAACTTTTACACCAATGCTTCTTCTTGGCTTCATTATTTTTGATATTGTCCACTTCATCAAATCATTTGCGTCATCCTGTGTCTGAACGTATGGAACATTTAAGTTGAAATCTTTTTTGCCGTAAGTCAGCCTGCTAATTTTTATGTCTTCATAGTCTTTCTTTGCTTTGAGCGGTGATTCTATCACTACACCATTACTAATATTTGGATCTGCTAAATTAGAAAGTTTAGAAAAATACTCATCTACCTTAAGAGAGTTTTGAGACTGCTGAGTAAATGTTACGCCCTGAATTCTTAAGTAGTTTCCAGAACTTGAGTCTAAACTTAGGGCTGTATCTGTTGAGTTGAATACCATAAACTCTGCTCCATACGATCCCGCTCTAAATCCAGATACGGTATAACCCTTCAGGCTATTAAATGTTGGAGACATTTTTGCATAAAGTGCAGGCCAAGCCTTATCATATCTTACATTAAATAAAGATGCTTCACGCATGATTGTTCCAAATTCCTCAAAATATATATTATGTGATGGGGAGTCTGAAGATTCTATGCCAGACAGGTATGTTGATTGAACAATACCACTCATTGAATACTTTCTAAAAGATTCATTGACTGTTACTTGTCCGTCATCAAATATTGAATTTACTGGTGTGCTTAGCGCATAGGCAGTATTCTTTGAATAGTTGTTGGAAATAGCAAAGACATTTTCAAACATGAGCCTAGATCCGCCTCTTACAAAAAGAGCCATATTGTTATGTATCGGAAGAGGAGAAATATCATCCACAGTTTTTATCAGTGTGTTATTTATGTAAAGGAAAAATCTTCTAATAGATCCAATATCCTGATACTCTACAGATAAGTCATAGACGGTTGGATTCTCTTCTGCTGCTACTCTGTACTGACCAACAAAGTTGCCATCATCAACGGTTATGTTTGTTAATCCTTCCCAAAGTTTTACTGGTACGGCATTGCTTCTAGCATCTTTTAATATTTTATAAAAGAAAACATTGTTTACATTTGAATTTTCTTTATTTGTTAAGCCAGATGATCCAAGTGCTGCAATCTCAAAATAATAACCATTGTTTGTTGTTGGGTCTATTAGTACTGCTATACCACCACCACCGCCAGATATACTAATACTCTTTGAAGGGTCATCTCCTGGTATTACGTAGTATGTTGAATTTCCCGTAGCACTTTGACTGGAGTCAGTGCTGTTTTCTATTTTTCCAACAATTCTTACTCTTGTTCCAAAATGTGTAAACTTGTTTGAAAGTTTTTTGTAAACATATGAAACAAATTGGTTTGGAGTTGGGTATGTCGTCAGGGAAGGACCACTAACTACTAGTGCAGAAGACTGAACTGATCCACTCTGTGTGCTTTGTAGTGTATTTGCAACTGACTGATCTATGTATGTAGAGGATAAGAAATTTTTAATAACTCCATTCCTTGTTGTTTTTTTAGCAAGTTCATTACTTGTTGATGGAGTTCCAACAGCAGGTGTTCCAAGATCAACGAATGCTGTTAGCCCTGCTGCGCCTTGCGATAATCCTTCTGCGCTTGTTGGAAGTTCTGAAGCAGATGAATTAAAAAGAATGTCAGATTTCATTGTGACTCCACGAAGATTTGCGTTGTCATACCAATAAGGGTTTAGTCCAGCACTATGAGAAACAATTGGTGTTCCAAATTGACCTCTACCATGCTTAGCAACTTCACCATTTCTTAGTCTTAAAACTCCACCGACTTCTTCGTAGTTTGGCTCAGAATAGATTCTTACAGATCCAGTTGGGTACATCTTTCCGTTAAAAGGAACTTTTGATAGGTAAGAAGAATATTCTTGAACATCTGTAATCCAAACATTGCCAATTCCTGCAACATTGTATTCTACTGCATCATACCTGATAATTTCTCCATTTGCATAAAAGTATCCGTTATATCTTGTTATCCAGTATACGGCTTCTCCAAAATTCATTGTGTTGTTTTGTAATGCACGATTTACAACAACTGGCTTTTGATCTGAAAGATTTGAGTTTAACGGTATGGCTGCTAACAAGTACGATGACTGACTTCCTACTTGACCGTTTGAAGACTTTAGATTTTCTTCCCCCGTTACTTCCCATAATAAAACTGGTTTGTATATATATGTTCTGTCATAGTCAATAAGCATTGACTGATTTACAGAAGGGATAGATCTTTGAATAGACCTAGATGTGTACGTAATTGATCCATCATTATATGGTTGCGTGTCTTGTGTTGTAAACTCAATAATATTAGCAAGTTTGTTATTGGTATGAAAATTATTTATGATTCCGCTTTTTGCCTGATCCTTTGTTCCGTATAAGGTGATATCGGTTTCTCTTTCAGTTAAAGATGGCATAATATAATTTTTGCTCATTGTGATAAAGTTATTGTATTCATCAAAGAACATTGCAGTTTGTGTAGATATTGCTATATCCTCTAGAACCTGTGCAACGCTTGTATCTGGTGGTATGAAGAAATATGGTATAGTCATTTCTTTTTCTCCCGCAACTCTGCGGAATGTATAGTTTGAAAAACCAGTAGAATCAAGTAAGAGAGATATTGCAGAACTAGTAGAGACATTAGTCAGTAGCATTTGTGGAGCAATAGAAGACTCTAAATGAAAGAACATATCTCTTAAAGTAATATCTGCAGTTTTATCTGAGTTTGAAACTTCTGGGAATGAATCAGAGTACATTGTCTTTATTGGAATGTAGTAATCGTATCCTCCAAGATCAACTACTATATCATAAAACTTAAACTGTATATTTCTAGAAAGATAATTTCTGATAATGCTGTTTGGATTTATCTCAGAAAAAGAATCATCAAAATCAAAAATCTTTAATTTACCTGTAGAGGCTAAAAGTTGTCCTACTGGTAGCCCACTGATTCCTAAGTCTGAAGCGCTCTTTGTTACAGAGAAGTCAGTAACCCTGTCAGTAATATTAGAAGCAAGTCTTGGAGATATTTCAATAAGGTCGAATGTTGTATCTACCTTTGTCATTGTGTCTACAACTATTCTGATACCCCGAATATTTTCAAATTCACGATACTTCTTTGAACTCTCAGAAGTGGAGGTATAATAACTTGGGTTTGTAAAGTCTGTAACAAAATTTGTTAGTCTTGAAGTTTCATCTTCTGCAAGTTGCCACCCGTATGAGGGAACGAATGTCTCATAAATTCCATCATTCCAAATATAAAATCTTCCAATTTCACCAGGGTTTTCAATAAGCAAGTAAGCATACCCGTCAATATTTTTATCGGGAAGAACATTGGTTGAAGATATTGTTTCGGCAAATGCAAATATTTTTTTATATTTATCTGGAACCTTTAGGCCATACATTAATTCTACATATCCGTCGGGACCAATGATAGGCGATCCATCTGGTCTTGTTGTACTTGGATTAAAGGATATCGTGTCTACCCAATTATTATTCTTTAATGTTTGGATCTTCCACTTTTTTGGTGTTGCTTTATTCGAATCACCGTAGAATGGATCTAGAAATGTTTTGCCATCCCAACTAAAAGAGCCAAGATTTATATCTCCTATGTGGGTCTGCATCTTTACAACAATTCTGTTAGTTGGAATATCCTTCTTATAAACTACAAAAGGAACTGTGTCTTCTATAGAGTTTTGTCCGTTGACTAGGTTATTTGCAACACCATACTCTACGCTATCTTCTTTTCTATAGGATGTCCAATACTTAAATGGATCTTGTCTATCTGCCATGTAGTATCTTGGTCTATTCGCCATGCTAACATTTGAGTGGTGAATATATGATTTAGCACTAAACCTTGCTTTGTTGATTCCAGATCTTGGTCTAAACTGCTTAAAGCAATCCTCTAAAGAATATATTGTTTTAAACTTTTCTTTTTTTGTTAATATAGTTGTTGGAATATTTTCATTTTCTTCATCTAAACCACCATCAATTTTTACATCAGAATCTGTTGCGTCTGTGTAATATCCTCCATCATCATTCATATCAAAAGTGTTTGGCAATAAGAAAAACTTTGATTCTGGCTGAGTTGGTCTGTATCTGTAGTTTCCAATTTTTTCTATGTTGGACGGGATGTTCATATTCCATTCAGCAATAACTGCAGAACGGCTTCTGATTGTTTGAGACTCTTCTAGGTGTTTCTGAAGTTCTTCATTTTTAAACATTATACTTCTTCCAAAGAAAGAGAAACATTCCAGAGATCGTGCCCACCTGAACGTATTGGCTTACTGTGGTCTATGTCTCCGCCAGGAAGTGTTTCATACCCTGAAACAAATGCCTGACCTCTTTTTGAAATTGTATAATCAAACTTAGAAATATAAACCTCTACAATTTCATTATATTGATTTAGGTGTCCATAGGCTGCATTATCATTGCCAAAATTATTGTACTTATCGTAGGCCACGAACATCCAGAAAGATCCAGTATGATTT